CGTCACCAGCGGCGATCTGATCGTCATCCGTGTCGGATCGCATAATTCCTCGGTCGCGAACCTGTCGACACCGACTGGCGCCGGCGCATGCTCCAGCACGTTTGTCAGCCAGGGCTCTCAGTATGGCGGCAGTGCTGATGGTGTCGGGTTCTGGACGATGGTGGCTGGCTCGTCCGGCACCTGTACTGTCACTTACGGGAAGAATGCCCAGAACGCCGCAGCGTCGATGCAGGTCGACGATATCACCGGCTGGGATGGAACCACTCAGACGGATGGCGCCGCAGTCTTCGCGAATGGTACGAGCACCAGCCTGACGGCCAGCATGAGCAGCACGACGGTCGGAAACGACCTGCTGCTTGGCTATATCAGCAGTTTCGACACGACGAACGTCACCTACACGACGGCGCAGTCCGGATTCACGGCCGGCACGTCGGTGACGTTGGCGGGTTCGATCAACTCCAAGCCGGAGAATCAGACCACCGTCACCTCGGGCACATTCACCTGCGGCTGGTCGTCGATCTCGAACGCCTTCGGGCGGAACCTGGAACTCGGTTGCCTGGCAATCCGTGGCCCTCCGACCTCGCCGACGATCACCAGCACGTCGCCCAGCCCGTCGGTTGCCAACGGCGCGACGCTGACGATCAACGGCACGCTGCTGAAGGCTGCCGGGAACAGCACGGTTACCTTCGGTGGTGTTTCGCAGACGGTCACGGTCCAGTCGACCACGGCCCCGCAGATCACGGTCAGCCGCGGCACGAACAAGTACGGTTCCTGCCAAGGATCAGCGCAGACGGGCCTGCCGCTGATTCTCACGAACAGCAGTAGCGTTGCATCGAATACCTATTCGGTCACCGGCATCATCCCCCAGGCAAACTGGGACTGTATCAACCTGACGTCCTTGGCATCGTCTGGTACGCGGATCACCGCGATCCCGAACCTTGCCATAGGTGACCAGCTCGCCTACGACACCAAGGGCACCTGCTCGGGTAGCCCGTGCGTGGTGCTGAATCCGGATGGCACGTTCGTTGTCGATCCTTCGGTGACGTCCTTCTCCGTTGAGGGCTGGACTACAGGAAGCGGGTGGGGCGCACAAGCCCTCCAGACGATCAATGCTGCAACAGGTTCCGGGATGCTCTTCGGCTTCCACTAGAAGAGCAGGCAGTAAAGGCCATGCCGGCCAGTGCCTATATAACCCGGCAGACACGCATGAAACGGAAGCCTCCTCCCTTTACGGCGCAATGCCGGTTTCGAACGGCGCAGGGCGTGTCAATGATCAGAGAGCAGCCATGGGTAGGAAATCATCCTTAACGCCTGAGCAATGGGTAGAGGTCGAACGTCGCCACCTGGTGGGCGGTGAATCGATCAACTCCCTTGCCAAGGAGTTCGGAGTAGACGAAGCAGCGATTCGGAGAAAAATACGTCCGAGTAAGTCCGAAAAGTCCGAAGGCAAAGATAAGCCTAAGCCATTGATTGCATTGGCTAATGAAAAAGTGGCGGCAGAAAAAACGCTTCGGAATATCTCCGAAGAAATCGCCGAACTGCCTATCGCACGGCAGCAAATCGTCAATGACCTGTCGAAAAAGCTGATGAACATCAGCAGCCATTTGGCATCGGCGGCTGAGTACGGAGCTGCCACGGCTCACCGACTCGCTGGTATAGCGAACCTGAAAGTTTCAGAGATTGATGACGCCAAGCCGCTCGGCGAAGACAGCCTGGTTGCGCTGAAGGGAATCGTTGCGCTGACCCGCTTGGCCAATGAGTCCAGCGAGATTGGGCTGAACCTGCTGCGCGCGAACCGGGATTCGATGCCCACCGATGGAAACGTGATCATCGAGGGCGGACTTCCGGAAGACGACTGAGCCCGGTGCTGCGCGGCCGGAAACTGGAAACGCAATGCCACGAATTATCCTGCCCACACTTCATGCTGGACAGGTCGAGATATATAAGGGGCGTAGCCGCACCAGCCGATTGAATGCGGTGCGGTGCGGCCGGCGCTGGGGCAAGACCAAGAAAATGGTCACGCTCGGTGCCGATGCTGCCGCGAAGGGCAAGAAAGTCGGACTGTTCACGCCTGAGCATAAACAGCTGCTCGAGCCGTACGACGAATTGCTGGAAACCCTGCTTCCTATCAAGAAGAGGGCCAGCAAGAATGAAGGAACGATCCGGACTACGACGAAGGGCGTTCTCGACTTCTGGCAGCTTGATGACAATGAACTGGCAGGCCGTGGCCGTGAATATGACCTTGTTCTGATTGACGAGGCAGCGTTCACGAAGAACGGCCAGATGCGGAAGATCTGGGATAAAAGCATCAAACCAACGATGCTCACCCGGCGCGGGAGCGCGTGGGTGTTCTCGACGCCGAACGGCATCGATACAGAGAATTTCTTCTGGCAGGTCTGCAACGACGAATCGCTGGAATTTAAACAATTCCATGCGCCGACCAGCAGCAACCCGTATGTCCCGGCTGACGAGCTCGAGAAGGAAAGGCTGAAAAGCCATCCGCTGGTATTCCAGCAGGAATTCCTCGCCGAGTTCGTCGACTGGTCCGGCGTCGCATTCTTCGAACTTGAGAAGATGCTGGTCGACGGCAAACCGGTCGCACTGCCTGCGCATTGCGATGGCGTGTTCGCCACGATCGACACGGCGATGAAGACTGGCCAGGAGAACGACGGCACCGGTGTCATCTATTGGGCGGTGTCGAAGCATTTCGGGCACCCGCTGACTATCCTCGGTTACGAGATTGCACAGATCGAAGGAAGCCTGCTCGAAGCGTGGTTGCCGAATGTGTACCGGCGTCTTGAGGAATACGCAAAGATTTGCAAGGCGCGCTACGGTTCAATCGGCGCCTTCATTGAAGACAAGGGATCGGGAACGATCCTGCTGCAACAGGCTTTGCGCCGCGGCTGGAAGGCCGAAGCGATCGAAAGCACGCTGACGAGTGTCGGCAAGGACGAGCGCGCCATGAGCGTCTCCGGCTATGTCTACCGCGGCATGGTCAAGATCAGCCAGGCGGCCTTCGACGAGATCGTCGAGTTCAAGGGCCAGTCTCGCAACCACCTATTAACGCAGGTTCTCGGGTTCCGCATAGGCGACAAGAATGCCGCCAAGCGGGCCGACGATCTGCTGGACTGCTTTACATACGGCATTGCCATCGGTCTTGGCAATTCAGAGGGATTCTAGATGGCCAACATCAATGTCACAGGCTCGGCGCTGAGCTCGAACCTGAGCAATCTATTGATGGCCCCGGACATCACGCCCGGCGATGCGCCGAGCTATCAGCTGTGCAAAACGATCTATGCCTTCCACCCGCTGGGCGGAAAGATGGTCGACACGCCGATCGAATTGGCGATGAGCCAGGCGCGGAAGATTTCGATTCCGGACAGCCCGGAAGACCGGATCCGCGATGCGTTCATGCGGCAATGGAAGGCGCTGAAGGCCGATGAATACATCGCCGACACGATGCGCACCGCCAGGATGTACGGCGTCGCAGCCATTGTGTTTGGCGCCAAGGGTGTGCCGACCGAGCGGCCGATCGATCCGAAGACGTTCGCGAAACTGGATTTGTATTTCAACGTGCTCGACCCGTTGAACGCTGCTGGTAGCCTGGTGCTCAATCAGGACCCGAATGCGCCGGACTTCCAGAAGCCGACGATCTTGACCGCCGCTGGCCAGAAATACCATGCGTCGCGCTCTTGCGTGGTGATGAACGGCAGGCCGATTTATATCGAATACACCAATTCTGCATTCGGCTATGTCGGGCGCTCCACGTACCAGCGCGCGCTGTACCCGCTGAAGTCTTTCGTCCAGTCGATGGTGACTGATGACATGGTCACTCGGAAGGCGGGCGTGATCGTCGCCAAGATGAAGCAGGCGGGATCGATTGCCGACAAGATGATGACCACACTGGCCGGCATCAAGCGCAACGTCGTCAAGGAAGCCGAGACAGACAACGTCATCAGCATCTCGACCGATGAAGCAATCGAGACGTTGGACATGCAAAACACCGACACGGCGATGACCACCGCACGGTCGAACATCATCAACAACGTTGCCGCCGCCGCTGACATGCCGGCCAAGTTGCTGAACGATGAATCGTTTGCCGAGGGCTTCGGCGAAGGTACGGAAGACGCCAAAGCGGTCGTGCGCTATATCGAAGGCCTGCGCAAGAACATGGGGCCCTTGTACGAGTTCTTCGACAAGATCGTGCAATACAGCGCCTGGACGCCGGAGTTCTACGCAACCATCCAGGCGGATTTTCCAGAGTACAAGGAAGTTGGCTACCTCGATGCCTTCTACCGCTGGCGCAACTCGTTCACCACGGAATGGCCGTCGCTGCTGGTCGAGCCGGAATCGAAACTCGTCGATGTGGAGAAGGTAAAGCTGGAATCCATCGTCTCGGCACTTGAAGCAATCATGCCCGAGGTCGATCCGGCCAATAAGGCGCGGCTCATTCAGTGGGCTGCCGACAACATCAACGAGAGCAAGCACCTGTTTAAGAATCCTCTGACGCTGGATTACGAGGTGCTATCGGAGTTCGTTCCGCCGGAGCCGGAACCTCAAGACGGAGCGGAATCTTTCACCAGCAACGAGTAGACCATGGCAACGTTTTTCCAAACGATTAGCGAGGCCATCCGGGAATTCGAGGAAAACGGCTTCGAATCAATCGAGCAGCTGCAGACCTGGATCGAGCGGATCAGAAAGGCGGCGCTGGAATCGATGATGCCGCAGAGCGTGCTGGAAGAGGCGCTGAACTCGACATTGCGCGGCGTGTACGGGCGCATGATCGACGACGGCCAGATTCTGAAAGCTCATCCCGGCGTTGCTCGCTACACCATCGAGCGCCTGAAGCCAAGGCTGCGCGTGGAGCTCGATCGCCGTGTCGCAGTCTCGAAGGGCCTGATCAAGTTGAACCGCGATCAGATGATCGAGAAGACGACGCAGCGTTTCGCCGGCTGGGCTAGTTCGGTACCGGCGGGCGGCAGCCGTGCGGTGGATGTGAAGGATGTGAAACAGAACATCCGGAAATCCCTGGCTCAGCTGCCTTTCGAAGAGCGCCGGGTGATGATCGACCAGGGCGCGAAATTCATCAGCGCCTTGAACGAGATCGTTGCAACCGAAGGCGGCGCGATCGCCGCGCGATGGCATAGCCAATGGCGCCGGAACGGGTATCACTACCGGCATTCGCACAAGGAACGCGACCAGAAGGTCTATGCAATTCGCGGCAATTGGGCGATGGACAAAGGCCTGATGAAGGCCGGGAAAGCCGGGTATTACGACGAGATCACGAAGCCGGGCGAGGAAGTCTTTTGCTCCTGTTCGGCAACGTACGTCTACAACCTGCGCGACCTGCCGGACGACATGCTGACCAATAAAGGTCGAGCCGCGCTGGAAGAAGCAAGAGCACAGATAAAAGCCGCCAGATAGGCGGCTTTTTTAATGGGGAAACAAATTGTCGTTGATTCCACAAACCGAACAGCCAACACCAGGCGCGGCCGGCATTGCGTTCTTGGCCGGCAATAAGGTCCTGCTGATCAAGCGCGGAAACGGCGGGGATTATCCCGGCCATTGGGCTTTCCCGGGTGGGCATATCGAACCCGGCGAGACCGCTGAGCAGGCCGCCGTGCGTGAGTGCGTCGAGGAAGTTGGCTATCTGCCGACCGGACCGCTTTGCCAACTGTCTTTCACCGATGACGGCCGCGTTTCCTTCACGACATTCGGAAGGGCCGTTTCCGAGTTCACGCCGACGCTCTCCGACGAGAGCACAGATTCGGTGTGGGCCGAACTAGGCGAGCTCCCGGAGCCTCTCCACCCGGGCACCAGGATGACGCTCGAATCTGGCGTGCTCGCCAGCATCGACCCGCGCAAGATGAACGAGCTGGAGTTGGCGCGCGCAATGGCGGCCGGTGCACTTCCGTCACCGCAGAAGTACATGAATGTCTGGTTGTTCGACATTCGCATCACCGGCACCGGCGTGGCGTATCGCCGCGGGATTGACGAGTTCGTATTCCGCGATCCGGCGATGTACATGAATGACGATTTTCTTGCCCGGTGCAATGGCCTGACAACCATTGTCATCCACCCTAAAAAGCAAGTTCTCGACTCCAAAGAGTTCTCCGACCGCGTGATCGGTTCGGTTTTCCTTCCCTACCTCAAACCTGAACAACAAGAGGTTTGGGGCATTGCCAAGATTTACGACGCGACCGCCGCCGAATTGATGGAGAAGAACCAACTCTCCACATCTCCGACCGTCGTGTTTAGTGACCCTGCAGTAAATAGCACCATCAAGCTTGAAGATGGGGCGACCCTCTTAATCGAGGGAAAACCGAGCCTGCTCGACCATGTGGCAATTTGCATGCAAGGCGTGTGGGATAAGGGCGGTCCGCCGTCAGGCGTTTCTTCCAACAACCTTCAGGAATCCAATATGACACCCGAAGAAATGAAAGCCAAGGCGGACGCCGAGGCGCAAGAGAATGCTGCTGCCGAAGCGAAAGCAAAGGCCGATAGCGATGCAAAGGCGCGAGCCGATGCCGATGAAAAACTGGACAAGATCATGTCCATGTGCGACAGCCTCGGCAAGCGCATGGATGCGATGGAATCCAGCAAAAAGGCTGACTCCATGACTGCCGAGGAAAAAGCGAAAGCCGATTCCGAAGCCAAGGAAAAGGAAGAAGCCGAAGCCAAGGCGAAGGCCGACGCTGAGGAAAAGGAGCGCGAAGAAAAAGCGCGCGCCGACGCGGAAGAGACTCGCAAGAAGATCGCCGATCTCGAATCCCGCCTTCCCAAGCAGCTGTCGGATGCCGACTATGCCGCGATGGCCAATGCACAGTCCAAAGCGGACAGCGTGTATTCGGCTTTCGGAGACTCTGCACCGCGCCCCCTGAACGGCGAAGACCTGCTCGCCTACCGCAAGCGCCTGGCTACGAAGGTCAAGAGCCACAGCGCACAGTGGAAAGACGTCGACATCTCGGCTCTCCCGGCGGAAGTGTTCACCATCGCTGAGGACAAGATTTACGCCGACGCGATGGATGCCGCAATCCATCCGGTCGACCTGCCGGCTGGCGGCCTCCGCGAGATCGTGAAACAAGATCCTGCCGGTCGCAAGATGAGCGAGTTCATCGGCAGCCCCGGTGCCTGGATGAACGACTTCAAGACCCCGCGACTCCGCCAGGTTCGCATCAATAAGGAAGGAAAATAATCATGGCATCTACAATTGCCTTCAACCCCTACCTGACGTCGAACGCGGCTGGATCGTTTTCGACCCAGTCCGATGGATACGTCCAAGGTGCAGCGCAAGACGATCCGTCGATCCGCAACCTGCTGGCCGGCGGCATCTTGGCTGCTACCGAAACTCTGCCGATGTGGGGTGGCGTCGCCATTTCCGAGAACATCGCGGCAGCTACTGCCAACAACTCGCTCGGTGGAACGATCGCACGCGCCACGGCACTCACGAACCTGACCGGCTTCTCGGTATTCAACCAGGCCCACAACTGGGTCAACTCCCCGCAGAGCCAGGCCCCGAGCGCTGGCGCCGGCATGATGGTGCCGTTCTACCGCCTCGGTTCCGGTGCGCGCATCGCCGTGGCAATGGACCCGTCGCTGGTCTCGCTGGATGGTGGTCTGATCACGCAGCAAGTGTCCTGGGACTTCAACAACCAGCGCCTGCAGCCGTATGACGCCAGCACCCCGACCTACACGGCGACATCGATGACCTCGTCCTATGCGAACGGCATCTACACGATCGTTGCGGTGATGGCAGCACCCACCCCGGTCGGCGGCGTCGGCGATGCCATCAACATCAGCGGCGTAACCGGTACCGGCGCGGCTCTGGTCAATGGCAACCAGATCGTCACCGCGTTCACCGACAGCCAGCATTTCACCTTCCAGGTGGCTGCAGGTGCTGGCGCGATCGCAACTGGCGCGCTGGGCGGCACGATCGTCCTGAACTACGGCACGGGCGCTCTGGCGGTGAAGGTCGTCGAGACCAACATCGGCAACAGCAAGATCGTCACCTACGATCCCGTCACCGGTTTCGTCAACTGGAACAACTCCGGTTCGACGGCCATCATTCTCATCTAAGGAGCTGAACCATGGCTAACGTTACCCCGGCATTTGTTCGAATCAATCCGAGCTATGCGATGCCGGAAATCCTCCTGCAATACCAGCAGGCTTCCGGCGCTTTCGATACGCTGGCAACTGGTGATCCGATGGTTCGCCTTGCCGATGGCGATCTGGCGGCTTACATCCGCCGTTTCGACGTGCGCACCAAGGTCGGCATCGGCCAGGCTGCTTTCAACAGCCTGCCGTCGGCGACCATCGTGGCGAACGAAATCAGCACGCCGACCTACCTGCTCCGCGCGCGCGCTGAGTACGATCATCACGACACCGCGGCATTCAGCCGCTGGGGCACGTCGATCGTCGAAGGCCAGCGCCTGGCAATGCGTCAGGGTATCTTCCAGCAGCTGCGCAATGGGCTGTTGTACGGATTCAACCCACTGAACGGTGAAGGCCTGCTGAACACGAACGGCGCGACCTCGCTGAGCCTGCCGGCGGACCCGAACGGGAACACCAGCATCTCGACCTACGACAACGGCGCTCTCGCCCTGTTCTTGCTGGCTCAGATCAGCGCGATCAAGACCCGTTGCATGCAGATCGGTATGCCGGCGCGCATCTCGATCGTCACCACGCAGCGGATCCTCGGTTCGATCTCGTACCAGGGCATCGTGCAGCTGACACAGTTCCAGCGCGAAGGCGCCGGTTCGGCTTCTGTGCGCGGCACGGTTGAAGCAGCAACCGAATGGAACGACGACGAGATCACATGGGGCGCTGACGACACGCTGATCGGCAAGGGCGCTGGCGGCACTGATGCGATCATCATCACCATCCCGGAAATCAAAAAGCCGGATGGCGGTGCGATCAATACCAACGAGTTCGCGAAACTCGCTCCCGGCCTGCAAGCCTGCAACATCCAGTTGCTGGACATGGCAGCGCCGCGCGAAATCCCGACCCCGTTGCCCGGTGGCGCGATCGACGTGCTCTCCGAGTTGCGCACGACTCCGGGCTGGGCAGTTCGTCCGGAAGCCGTGACCGTGGTTTCCGCAGCGTATTAAGGCGGAAGCGGCACTCACCAGTAAGGCGGAAACGCCTTTGTAGTTCCCGCAGATAGGCTGGCCAGTCGAAAGCACGGTCCCTGTCCGTGTTTCTGCGGGAAATTGACAGGGTAATAAGGCCCCATGCCGAAAGCATGGGGCTTTCCTTTTTCAGGGGAAAGCAATGTCTCTATTCATAGCGAACACCACCAAGCAACACCATGAATTCATGTTCTGGGTGCCGGAGCAGCGCAGGTACTTTACCAAGCTGATTCGTGCCGGCGGACAGGAACAGATTTATCCAGAGGGAACTCGTGACGTTCACGAGGGGATCATTGCCCAGCATCGGCAATACGGGATCAAGGCACTTTCCGAGATCGACCGCACTAAGGAATTCGTCGGGCTGTGCTATCAGTTCGACCATCCGATCCCTGCTGATCGTTTGACCGAGGCGATCGAGCACAACGACGACGTGATGGTTTCCGAGGCGCAGGAACGCCGTAAGGAAGCGACTGCCGCACTGAACGAGAGTTTGACGCAAGTCGCTCAAGACTCCGGCACCAATCTCTCCGGCCTGGATGTCGAAGTGGTCGAAGAGCAGAAAAAGGGCGTCGATACGCAGGTGAACGAGACCATATCGGTTAATAAGCCCGGTCGGCGCGGTGGCCGTCGCGGAGGGTAGGCGTGGAGCCGACCCTCACGGGATTCCTGTCTTTCATCCGGAATGCGGCGGGGATCCCGCAAGCCGCACTTCCGGATGACGACGTCCAGATCACCTACGCCTTCAACATCGCAGTTGATCTGACGCTGACAGAGCTGGCGCAGGCCAGCCCGACGATCTACACGCTGGCGGTCTACAACCTTGGCGTGAGCAACCTGATCAATTGGGCTGCCGATCAGCAGGGGCAGACGTATTTCGCGACCCTTCGGAAGACCTGGAACATCACCGGCTTTGTCGGCGGCGTGATTGCATCAAGCGCGGATCAGGCAACGTCGGAGTCCTTGGTAAGCCCGGATTTCCTCAAAGGGCTGACGATGGCGAATCTGCAGCAGATGAAGGATCCGTTTGGTCGACAGTGGCTGGCATATCAGCAGAGCTACGGGACGATCTGGGGAATTTCGTGAGGTAAGCCATGGGAATGGATCGGGATTTCTCGCAGGTTCAGGAATCCGGAGGCGGAGCACCTGACAGCAACGTCTCCGGATTGGGATCGTCTCGCGACAACCTGACCATCCATCTGGGCGTGATCGATATCCCCTACGTTCACCCGCCAAGCAAGGTTCCCCAGGCGAAGAAGGGGAAAAAAGGGCCGGTGAAGCAGAAGGTCCAGAGCGGTACTCAGACCACCGGTGATGTCGCTGGCTGGCTCGAAAAGAAATACGGCGTGATGCAGGCTTTCGTCGACATGCAGTTGCCGGCGATCGCTGTCGAGCTTGAGGAATCGCTTGCCGGGGCCCTTGAGAATCTCATGATGGGCGCGCCGGTCGGTAACGGTCCATTCGTTACGGCGGAAAGCAACATCGCGCAGATGTTCAAGACGTTCCTGGCGGAGGGTGAAATCGAGCATGCGAGCGTTCCCGGCGTGCCGACTCAGGCTGCGTTGAAAGGCATCAATCACCGGTTGGGAATCAACCGCGGCGCTCCCCGGCCGTCGTTCATCGATACCGGACTTTATCAGCAGTCTTTCATTGCCTGGATTGAATAACCGTGCCGCTGATCAGTGAAAGCCTAAACAGCCAGTCGCAACTGCAGAGCGGGCTGGAGGAGGGGCTCAATGTCCTCTCGCAGAACCAGACCATCACGTTCACGAAGTATGTGCGCCTGGTGTTGCCGATCGATGGATTCGTATTCTGGGTAAAAGCCAGCCTGCTGAGCCCGTCGGCGCTGTACAACGCTTCGGCCTTTAACCGGGCACCGTACGACACGCCATTGTCGGCGAAGCCATCGGTGGAGCCGGTTTCTGTTCAAGGCTCTTTCCACTACCTCACGCAGATGGTGGAGGACGAAGCCGAGACGATGGCCGTCAACCAGGTGATTTTCACCACGACGAACGAGATTCAGGATTTAAACGAGGTTGCGCCGAACGTTCTCTTCATCGGGGAATTCGAGGGCGTCAGGTTCGCCTTCAGCCGGCGCGATTCGTTCTACAAGCAAGCCGGACTGAATCACTACGTCGGCCAAGCCGTGACGTCGATCTTCGAGTCGCAGATCATCGACGATCCGGCCGACTTCGATTCGCGCAATGTGGTCGTATCAAACAGCCTGCCAATCTGGCTGATGCTGAACAAGTTGATGCCGATGTACCCGTCGTTTCTGGTGCCACAAAACACGGAACCGGTCTATGCGGCCGTGCACATCGAGCCGGGCAGCACGCAGGCGATTCAGATGGCGCCGCACCTGGATAGAAATCTCACGCATACCCAACTGGTACGTGACCAGGTGCGCATCACGATGTATGGAATGCGCAATTTTAATGCACTCGATTTTCAGGACTACGTTTTCCAGTACACGCTCGACCACGATGACGTGATGGGCATCAGCAATATGCCGATCATCCGGGACGAGAAGAAAACGATGGCCGAAATGAACGTGATCGCGATGAAGAAAAGCATCGTGTTTGACGTGAACTACTACCAGACGCGGGTGAATGACGCGACACGGCAATTGATTCTTAAGGCAATACCAACGTTTTACTTTTCCCCACAGATCAGCCTTTAACCCGGCTTGTTTTCAACGAAAAACCCCGCACACGCGGGGTTTTCTATTTTCAGGAGTCAAAAATGCCTCAAGGACCTCTCTCCGCAAATGTCGCAGTCAACGTCGCCAAGCAAATGGCACCGCTGAACCTAGACCCGCAAGGCGCGCTGCGTACTTCCGCAGGCGGTATCAGCAATCAATACAACATCACCGCCGCAGCGGTCGTGAAAGCGACGCCTGGACGGCTCGTCAAGATCTCCGTTGTGGTTGCTGGCTCCGGCCCCGGAACCGCGAACGACTGCCTTACAACCGGCGCCGCCGCGGCAGCGAACGAGATCGCCGCCATCCCGAACACGGTTGGCGTGATCACTGTCGATTGGCCGTGCACCACTGGCATCGTCGTCGTTCCTGGAACCGGTCAAACGCTGGCTGTCAGCTACGCCTAATAGGGGCCTGATATGGCAAATCAAATCGTAGTCGTCAACGTCAGCCAGCAGATTGCGCCGACGCCCAGCAAGTTGCAGCGCACTGGTGCGCTCATCTCGCAGGGCGGCACCAATCTGGCGCCAGGGGCGAAATCCCTATTGACGCAAAAGGCTGACCTGACGCCAATCTTGGCAACACCGCAGGCGCTCTCCACCTTAACGTGGGCTGGCAATGTCGTCACCGGCACCACCGCGGCGCCACACGGCTATCCGACCGGACAGACCCTCAGTCTGACGATCGCAGGAGCCACGCCGAGCGGGTACAACGGTACATTCCAATGCACCATCACCGGCGCGTCGACGTTCACGTATCCGCTGGTCAGCAATCCGGGAAGCGAAACCGTACCCGGCACGGTCATCAGTGCCAACGTGGCGCAACTGAACGCCATGGCAACGACGTTCTATGCACAGCCGGGGCAGTTGTCCGTGTACGTGCTGGAGCTCGGGCCTGGTGATGCGGCACATGGCATCGTCGCCCTGACGACGTTCATCACCAACACGCCGGGGTTCTTCTATTCGTACCTCGTCCCGCGCGGATGGGATGCGGAGGCCACTTACCCGGCGTTCCTGTCGAACTACAACTCGACAACGGCGAAGACGTATTTCTTCACCACGGTCACGTTGGGCAGCTATAGCAACATCGTGGCGCTCGACAAGTGCGCGCCGATGCTGATCGAGGCGCCAGGCATTCCGGCAACGGAATTCACGATGGCCTCGATGTTCTGGGCAACGCTCAATGCGAATCCGTCGTCTGCGAACAAGGTGCCGCCGCTGAGCTTCTCGTACCTGGTGGGCGTGACGCCTTACCCGGTTACCGGCCCGGTGGCGACGCAGCTGAAGAACGCCAATGTGAACTATGTGGGCACCGGCGCGGAAGGCGGAATCAGCAACACGATTCTGCTGTGGGGGAACATGCCGGACGGGAATCCGTGGAATTACTGGTATTCCGTCGATTGGTCGCAGATCAATCTGGATCTGGATGTCGCCAACGCGATCATCAACGGCTCGAACACCACGATCAACCCGCTGTACTACAACCAGGAGGGCATCAACCGCCTCCAGGCCAGAGCCTCTCAGACTCTGCAAAACGGTATTTCATACGGACTGGCCCTCGGGCAACTGATCCAGACCCAACTGGATCCGACCACGTTCGCCTCGAACGTCTCGGCCGGATTGTATGCCGGGCAGGTGGTGGTCAATGCGGTGCCGTTCTCAACCTGGACTGCGGCGAATCCGAGCGATTACTCGCAAGGTTCGTACGGTGGCCTGGCTGCCGTCTACACGCCGGCACGCGGGTTCGAACAGATTATTTTCAACCTGAACGTTTCGAATTTCGCATAAGGATAAGCCATGCCTACCAATCCGCTAATTGCTCAGGGCACCCTGAACCGGCTGCGCGGCAGCGTGGTGATTCCGGATCATTCGGGCCTGAACGTGACGGCGCCGTATCTCGGGAAGGAAGGTATCGGACTCGCTCTCGAAGGGGAAGCGACCGGCATCATCCCGACCATGACCGGCATCGTCACGTCTCCGGAGCCGTACATGATCGTTTCGGTGACGCTGAACATCCTCAAGACAAATGGCCTTGCCGCACGATACAAGGCCCAGATGGAGGACAACACCGTCATCGGGAACATCACTGTGATTCCCGACACGTCGGCACTGCCGAATTACCTGCTCTACAACTGCGCGATCGAAAGCGTGCAGCCGATGAAACTATCCGGAGAAGATGCCGGATTCGTGGTCACCCTACGCGGTTACTACGTCATCAACAACGCGCTCTGGAACGCCTAACCTCTTTGACTTAAACAGGGAAAGTCAATGTCAACGAAACTCGATAAAAAGCTGAATATCGTCATCGGGATAGAACGTGGCCACGTTCACTCGATGCCGATCAGCCGCAGTATTTTCGACAAGTATTTCCTCACCATTTCCAAAACGTTTTCCGCGATCTATGCCGAAGGACTTGGCTACGTTGCGGGACCGCGCGTAGCGGCCTTGCTTCTGAAGAAGGTCGCCGTGGAATGCGGGGAATGGGATGGTCCAGAAGGCGTGGAAGCTGGGCTGATGAACGAGATCGTCCGGCTATCGAATGTCGTGCTTCTCGATGATGGGGCATGGAAGACGATGCCTCTGTA